TCATTCTTTACCGAAAACGTTGTTCTCTTGCTCTTGTACTCGGATGAAAGTAGTACGCTTAGTTAGCTCTTTAAGCTGCGCTGCGCCTACGTATGTACACGTTGAACGTACACCACCAAGGATGTCAGAAATCGTATTATGAACTGAACCACGGAATGGTAATAGAACAGTTTTACCTTCAGCAGCACGGTACTTAGCAACACCACCTGAGTGCTTGTCCATCGCACTTTGTGAAGACATTCCGTAGAATCACAAACACATTTACAAAACATCTATAAAAACAATAAGATAACTACAAATATCAATAAGTTAAAACCTACCTAAAATACGTATTTGGACATTAAAAGACAGTATAAAGCATTGTCTGTCGCCACTTTGTAGCCATTTTTTTGGGAAACATTTCGCAGATAGTTATTCAATGCCTAATTGATGGTTTACACATCGAATCCTAAAATCTTATAGTTATGTCATGCAAGTGAGTTACCTCAAGACACCAAGCAAAGTTCTTCTAGTGCCTTCGTTTGCACTTTGAAATGGTCGAGAGTTTAATATCTCTCGGCTTTTTTCATTTCTAAGCAAACAATTTACTTCCTAATAATTCTTGCGTCTTCTTACTCATGGCAATCACTGAATTACTCAGTTTTTCTACCAGTTGTTGCTGCTGTTCTAGTTGATAACGCATCATGTGAATTTCAGTTTCACTGATTAGCTTCATGCCCTGCTCTGCTGCTTCACTGTTTAATGCTCGCATTCGTGGTGATGCACTTTTCTCTTCTTCTCGTAGTAATAATTTTAGATGAGCATTGATGATTGGTAATTGTGTTTCATCACAACTAAGGACTGAAGTATTGAGCTTATGGTTTAACTCTTGTTCTACGGTTTGGATACTTACGCCACGTAAATAAGCTAATTGCGAAAGGTAAGTTTGAAGCTGAAGTTGATGTGATGGTTTAGCAACTTGAATAACTGTTGTTTGTGGTTGTTGTGGTACTGAATGCTCTGTCCAATATTGGTAAAGCACATCATCACATTCGTTTTGGTATTGAATCACCTTTTCTCGAATATCTTCACGAACACGCTTTGCTTGTAATGAATTTAACCAACCAAATAGTTTTCTCAAAGGAAGGCATGCTATAGCATTATTTTCATCGACAGAGGGTGTGGTCATCATGACCACACCCCATCGTTCTTTATTTGAACGTAGCTTTCTTGCTTGTGAACGCCAATCTAAACCCATCCCTTCTACGATCATTTTCATAGGGACATAAGGTTGATTTTGATGTTCAACTAAAAGCAGATTTGCACCGTGGAATGGTACTGAAATTTGATTTGGCATAATTGCCTCCAAGGGTAATTTGTTAAATCACCACTCAAAGTTCCTACGCTTTGGGTGGTGAACTGAACGAGGGTAGGAATACCGCACCCAAGGAAGCGGCCAGCCGAAGCTGCCTCGCCCAGCCCACCATAATTTTGATAGTATAATCCGATATATCAGACTAACTATGTTTAGATGTGCCGAAGCCACACATAAAAAAACCAGCAAAAGCTGGCGTTTATGCGCCATGGGTATTTAAAGCGGGTTCCTACGCCCGTCACTGGATTTTGCCAGTGAGTTATTAGTGTAACGATGTCTAAGATCGTCGTCAAATGTTTAATATTGTTCGATTTGATGTAAAATGCGCATGTCGTTTTTCTTGGTGGTAAATATGAATAATAATTGGATTTGGTTAGTATTAAGTGCTGCTATTGGTTTTCTAAGTGTAATGGTTGGCTATCTTTTTGTTCCATTACTTATTGATGGGCAAATTATCAGAGCTGACATCTTAGGAAGTTTAGGTACATGGGCAGGTTCAATTGCAACTGTAGGTACTCTTGTTTTCTTATCTTATCAACACATAACAAACACCAAACATCAAACCCATATAATCGAAGAACAAAATGAGCTTTTAAAACTAGAAAAATATGATAAACATAGAAATCAATTTCGAATGCTACTTTCAGATATTGAAAGCTCGGAAAGTATGCCGGTTCATTTCCATAATAAAAATCTTATTTACAAACAAATCTTCCCAAACAATGGATTTTCAAACTGTTTGTTAAAAATAGACCACACCAACAACTCTGATTTTTTCATCTCATGCGAAAAAATTCGACGTGAATTAATTGAACTTGATATAAGCATATTTAATTTAAAGAGTAAAAAACCACTTAAAGATGCAGAAAGAATACTCGATTTATTAATTAAAATGAATGACATGTTAGATGTAAACATTCAGCTTCCACTTACATTTGGAACTATTACAAGAAACAACAAGTACCAATTTAACTTACTTAATATAAAGAAAAACTTTGATATTATTTTTGATATAGTCAACACATTAAGAGATTTTTCTGGCTTAAAAGGAGTATATGTCAACTATAGCGGCTGCACTTTTTCTCATACGCCATTTAATAATTTTAGAGTTAATCCATTATTTATCAGACTGTTTTTTGAAAAAAACAACCATTATTACTTTCAATTAGAGATGAGCATCTTAGATATATATGAACCTATTAATGGCTTATTTTCCCATCTTTACAGACTTACTATTAACTCAAATAAATTACAAAAGTATTTCCCGGGACTAGATATTGAATCCATGCTGAATATATATTGTATTAACCAATTTATCTTGGATGAAAATAAATCAATTTCAACTCTTTATACTGAGATCGAACAAGTTTACACCATCTATAATGACCTTGAGTATTATGATGGCATTCCTGACAACATTTGGCGTGAATATGGCAATGATTTAGCTCAACTAACTAACTTTAAAAACAGATTAAATCGGATGATTCATACCTAAAGTAAGTACAAAGCCCTTAATATCAGATTACTCTCTCTATTTCAGATGTTCTTCAATTCGAAACTCGATGCGAGGCTCAACTCAAAAAGCCGCTTTACTAGCGGTTTTTTCATACCTTACAACTCCCAAAATGTCCACTATTGACTCATATTGAGCAATATTGACTCACATTGAGTGCCTAGCTGGTTGACAGTTTGACAACTACATATGATAATTAGTGCATACAAAAGTAAAGCAGAACTGATTTACTTTCGTAGTTCAAACTTAGCAATAGCAGTGAAAGCTAGTCGTTAATTGTGACGATAACCTGCAAAATTTAACTTAGGAATCTCAACATGAGCAACGTTATTTCATTTAAAGAACGTAAAGAAGCCCAAAATGTTGAAAATGAGTTCATCCAACTTCTTGATAAAGAAACAAAAAAAGAAGGTAATGTTTCTCCTTTATCTAGTTCTCTTTTTCAGCGAATGGCAGCTATTAAAAAAGCATCTGACGAAGCACAAGCTCGCGCTGAACTTTTGGAAGGGTAATAACCTTGTCTACCGCTGAAGTCCAAATCCGTAATGGCTATGAACTACATACTTTAAATATATTTCAGGATATCCTTTTTAATTTAGTTGATGAAGCTGAAAAAATTATGGCAAAGGATCCTGAACACTTTCACACCCACCCAAAAATTAAACTTTTATCTGCAGTATTTGACGCTATTAGTTCTTCTGTTCCTGAAGACCCAAATAATAACGACTTTAGACAGGGTTTAACCTTAGGGAAAAAATATAAATCATGGCGTCGTGTAAAAAAGAAACTTCCTCCACGTTACCGCTTATTTTTTCAGTTTGATAATACACCGCCTAAAACAATTATTTATGCATGGCTTAACGACGACTCTACATTACGTAAAACGGGTGCCAAAACAGACGTATATAAAGTCTTTGAAAAAATGCTTAAAAATAACACCATCCCTACTTCATGGGATGAGCTAATGGCAGAAGCTGATCCATTGAAAACAGAAAAAGAATCTAGCTAACTTTATAACTACCAGCTGAACTACCCTTATCAACAACAACCATTGCATTTGCAGTAATCTCATCGACAACTGCATTTGCTATGGCTTCGGCTAAATCTGCCGCTTTCGCAAACTCGCCCTCTGTCACCATGCCTTTACCATTCATCTCTTTTACTATCTTGGCTTTTAATGAGCTTTTATCTAATGCCATATTACTTACCTGCAAATACGGTTGTTGAGCCATCCACATGAGGTTTACCAGTAAACGGACAAATACTTTCACAGGTAATAACTCCTGCTCCGCCGTTTAGCTTTATCTTTCCACCTTCCATGCTGATGTTCTTCGCTTGAATGATTTGATCTTTTGAAATGGTAATAGTCTGTTGGCCATTAATTACCACAATGTCATCTTTACCAATTTCTTGAATGCGGTTTTCTAGTACCTTGTATTTATCATCTAAGGTGATCACCGTGTTTCTTAACTTACCAATGGTCGTAATCAATTCACCAGCTGTGGCTAGTTGCATATTACCTAATGAACCTAACGTTACATTGTCACCAGCTAATAAACTAATAGCACCAAGAGCTTCAATCACTTTCTGTCCAACGATATCTTCAATGCTATGTTCATCAACCGTAATGTGATGGCTTCCGAACTCACCTTGATAACGATCTGCTTTATCAATTTGATGAAACGCTTCTTTGGTTTGTGTTTGGTCTGTTTGTTCTTTGGTATCACCAGCTGCGTTTACTCTGGTGCTCACTTCATAACGTTGTTGCTGTAATTGCTCACCTGCTTCAAGTTCTGGCAGTGCGTAATCTTTGCCATATACGTTTCTAATGATTGGGTGATCATTACGGCCATAAGCAAAAGCGATTTCAACTAACGTTCCTTCCGTTGGGTACGCCATTACCCCTGCTTCATTACCTGCCATATTGATTGGCATTGGAATCGAACGATAAACAGGGACACGTTTATCTGAGTTTAAGTTCTCATCCAATAGCTGAACATCTACCGCAAAGCGCGGACGATAGGCATCATTCATCTGCCCAGCTGTTGATTCATCTCTAACAGCGACTATCTGGCCAAATAAAGGTAAGTGATAGCCTGAAGCGAATTCAGGGAACTGTTGCAACCATTCTCGTTTCTTTGCGCTTTGTGTGCTTTCTTGCCAATAAGCTGTCATTTCATCACCGATTAAATCTAAACGGCTGATACGCTTTTCATTAATAATCGCTCCTGGGCGTAACATTGGGAACGGTGCAAAGGTGACATTATCGCCATTATGTCGAAGTGATAAATCTTGAGGCACTTTCACTGGCTTATTGAAGAAACGACAATCTTGATAAGCACCAATAAATACGGTTTGGTCAGTATGTTGGTACCAAACCAGATCTGGAATTCCAAACGCACGACCAATGGCTTTTAAACATTGGTAACCATTACCACTGCTCATGAAGTTTGGGATCACTTTATCAATGTAATCAGCTTCTGGAAGTGTGAAATCTAGCCCTGTTTGAACCTCAATTTCATTAATGACTTCACGCAAACTTGGATGCTCTAAACTCAAACCTAAACGGAAATTAAGAATGGCTGCGTTTTCTTTCACTGTGATTTTTTGATGTCCGTTCTCTGCAGGTTGTATTTTTTCAATAAACCCTTCAAACCACGGTTCTATCTTGTTGTTATAACCAATATCAAACCGCACCGCTTGATGCTTTTCTAATGCTATTTCTGTAGCAATTGTAAAGATGGCTACACCACCAAGAGATAGCTTTAGGCTCACCATGTGCTTTGCTAATTTTACTTCTTCATTGTTTATATACAGGCGCTTCTCTAGCTTCATGCTAATGTATCCTCCGCCTCTTTTAATGCTTGCTGGTGCCGTGTGCTCTGTACTTGATTTGGCTTGCTGCTTTGCTTGTCTCGGTTCTCTTTTTGCTCTGCTACGCTGTTATGCTCTCGCAGTTCAAACGATACGTTCCAAGCTAACAATGAATCATGCTCTGTGGCATTAATACGACCAGTGAATTTGATTTGGCGGATCTTCAATGCTTTTGCTATGTCATGACCAATACGATAAACAACACGATTTTTACGATCATCTTTTGCTGATGCTAGTTGATATAAGCGCGTTAATGTATCGGTTTGGCTAAAAGGTATTAATCCTGAAATACTGAGTTTCTTTCCTTTGTCGCCTTGCTCTGCGGTATCTGTTCCTGATGATTGGCCACTCATGTCTTGGTCTTTAAGTTCCATCGACATTTCAACGCGCATACTGGTTAAAGCAAAGAATTCACCGTTCAGGGTTAGCATTGTTTACCTCCTAGCAAAGCAACTCTTGAAAGAAAGTTAATGGCTCATGACTTAATAACAAACTGGCCACGGTGTATTGATGATCACTCGGTAACTCTGCTTGTGTTAATTTGGTAGCAATAGCTTCAGTTGAACCATGTAAAGGCATTGCCCACACGCTGCCTTTCAGGTTTTTCAGTGCATTGATTTTTGTACTGATTTGATTTAGTTTCGCTTCACGTTTAACAGCTAAAGCTTGCAACTTTTCAATCACATTACTTTTGTCATCACAAAGTGACTCAAGCGTAGCGAGTTCTGCGCCTTGTAGCTTCATTAGTTCACGAACTGGTGCGCCGTTCATATTACTGGTTGGTTTGAATCTTGGTTGAACAATGGCTACAGGCTGAAAGCGTTTATCCGTTTCATTGGTGGTTAATGCTGTGGCCTGCCTTGCTACTTGCCCCCAATCAGGTAAACAAAAAACACTCGTTAATTCATTCAAGACACTTGCGAACGTGGCTAACTGAGACTGATTAACCATTATGGCCACACAATATAAATTGCCAGTTGGTCGATGCTTATCTGCATTATCACGAAGCTTTGCTGCTAAGGTTTTAATTGCTGTATTAGCATTTAGATAACGACCTAATTCTACCTTTTCACCAACACCATATTGATAAGGTGAAACGGTTAGAACTGTACCTTGATTAAGTAACTGATTAAGTTCATCACGTAAATGAAGCAAACCTTCAGCTTCAGCACTTAATTCATTTCGAGAGAAAGCGGCATCACTCGTCATCGATGTTAAACGATCAGCCGCTTGATTTATAACCCCAGCAACTTGAGTTGTTACGCCCTCGCTACTGCTTTGGATTGCTTGCGCTGAACTCGGCCATGTAAGTGGTGATTGCTGCCAACTCATATCAAACCCGACAACGTTGGACGACCACACTCAGGAAAATCATCTTGTTCAACATATTCATTTAGAAGAATACGATCACCAAGTAACGAGTAATATTCATCTTCGGTGTAATTAGTTTTACGTAACTCTGAATAGATTTCAGGAATTTGTTTATCTTGAGCGTAGAACAGTAATTCAGCTTCAACTTTAGTTAATAGTTCTTGCTGCCACTGCTTTTCTGTTTGCGCCCAATAAGGACGATAACGCGCTTCATCATATTGCCAAACATCAAGTTCTATATTCCATGAATCAAATGGTTCAGGCTCTAACAATGTATGCGTGTTTGGAATTACACCGAGTTCTTCAACTTGGTAATTCCCTTTTTCATCATTATCACGATCTTTTGCAAACGCAATTTTCCCACGATGGTCTTCAAGCTGTTTCCATTTATCATTAACTAAACGAACAGCAAAACCTTTCTTTGGTTTAGGTGGTTTAGTTAACGAATAATGCTCTGGCATAGATTCAGGAAACGATTTGATAAACATTTCCTTTGCGTTTTCATCCCAATAGTTACGACCTATAAATAGTTCAGTTTTTACCCATTCATCATTAATGAAATAGCATTTTTCAGTTTCCATCGCATACGTTGGTAACGCTTTAACAGTGCAAAGGGCTGGCAATCCCATATGCGCACGAATATTCATAATTCCATCATGAGTAAATTCATTATTTTCGTTGTAATGGAATAAATGTTCTTTTCTATCTTTGTTTGAAAATTTCATTATGCTGCCCTTGTAATATACAACCAACGCAGGGAATTAGGATTAGTTTCGTCGCCGGTTCCAGTAATTATCCCTGTTGGTGTCCCAGCCGATACTTGTGATGTAGACTTACTTTGTGACCATTGCTGTTGATATGTCATATAGAAACCTGAACTACCGCCACTTGCCACATTACCACCTTTATGAGTACTAACATGTTGGTGAGGATCCATTTCATCCCCTGCAAAACCTAACGCTTGAACAGACTGTTCCTTTCTAGATAACACATCTTCACCTTCCCCCAATCCTCTAATATAACTTTTGCGCATATCAGGCATTACACCGCTAGGAAAACGCTCCGCTAATTTAGTAAATACGGTTTTATCAAAAGACTGACCTATATAAGCGATAAATTTAGGCGGAGCTTCTGCCGCAGGATACGGAATAGGACAACCAACGGGATAAATTAACTCTGCTAATGGAAGCCATAATTTATTTAAAACAAATGTTTCAATACCTCGCCATAGTTGTGGCAACAATATATGTTTTTGCTCTAGCGATTGATTATCGATATCGTCATTAGTTGCAGCATTATCTTTACGAACAAACTTCAATAACGCTCGCCAAAACTGTGGCAATTTAACGTGCTTTTTCTCTTTTGATTCTGAATCTATATCAGCATCAGTTGCTGCATTATCAGCACGTTCAAACTCTGCCGTTCCGCCGATAAATCTTGTATCAACTACATTACCGTCACCATCAATCTCTGCGATTTTAGTGACATAATGCTGAACGTGATGATCATCGATATAATCAGTAATCTCTGTTTCTGAGCAAGTAATAGAAAACACGCTTTGCCATCGGCTTGTTAGTTGACCTTGATAACTTGCATCTAAATAAATACCGCTGTTAGGTACTACATCTGCAATCGTTATTGGATTGAGTGAATGGCAACGTAAACCACCAAGATAACCGGTGCCTATTTTTGCGCTGTAATCACTATCCATTTTTTGAACTTCAAAACCATCATTTAAAAACGTTGCATGGCCATAATGATCAACATTGGCTAGACGTACTCGCTCATCCATTCCAAATAAACGTGCCGTAAAATCGATCTGCCATGTTGAAGCATCGACATTAATATTTGTTAATGCTTGAGCGCCAAAGTAACTCATCATAATTGAGCGAGTGACTGCATTGCCATTTTGCACACCTGCAATGGTTTTAAATTTACTAACAGTTGGAATATGACTAATGGCTGCAATCACACTGCTTTCTTTGTTACGTAGTCCAATCCAGTTAAATTCAAAATCACCGATGGTGGTATCCATAATAAGTGAATACACCACAGCATTAGGATTCACAAAACCTTCTTGGCTTGTATCTGCAACGTGAACGATGAATTCAGCAGCAGGTAAACCTTCCGCTCTATCAATCGGCAATGAAGGATCTTGATTTGGAATGTTAGCCAATACAAATTCATTCAATTCAACGGCTGTTGCTGCCGCTTCTTGCTCTGCTTTATATTGCTCAAAGGCTAAGGTAATAATACTTTGTGACATGGTTATTCCTCTAAAACAGCAACGCTACATTCTTGTTGCCAATCTAATGGTGTAGCCGATATGGTCCATTGAACAGGATTTACGACTTGGTATTCATAACGGCGACAAGTACGCCCATAATGCTTAATTAACGTGCCAAGCAATTCAAAATTTTCAGACAATTGAGAGTCACTTAATCGAATAGATATGATGTCCCAATCTCGCTCTGGTAAACGTTCATTTACTTGAACAAAGCCAACACCTAAACGCTCAAAAATACGAATAAACCCTGCAACACTTCCTGAATCTTTTGCGTTAATAGCAGCAAACTTAACGCGCTTTCTAAATAGGTCTAATGGTTCATTGTTGAAGCGTTCAATATCCTTATCCCACGCCATTAACTTCAACAACGATTCGCTACACGTTAACGCATCCGATTGTTGCAATGGATACAGCAACCAACCTCGGATTTTCACAAAGAACGAATGAACACCTTTAGATAGAAAATACGGTTCTTTGATAACATCCGTCGTTGTTGTTCCATCTTGCCACCAAGGAATAATGATTTTAGGTAGGGTTGGTGCATTCTTATCTTGTTCAGACATCTAGCACCTCACGAACAACCAATGTGTTTATTCTTGGTTGGTCTAATGCACTGATAATATCTTCTTGTACCTTTTCTCCCACGATGAACTTTACTGATTTAACCAATGCCATATTGGTATGAATTTCACTGGCCATTAATGACAAACTAAAACGGCTTATAGGTTTTGCTCTTGTCATTTCATTAAAGGCTTCAGTTTCTCTAAATGCAGCTCTGATACGACTTTCAACTTCACCTAACTCTTGTTCTTTCTGTTCATTGGTTAGGTTACTTTCAAGCACCACTTCAGCGGTAACATCATATTGAACATCCGGAACGGCTTTGCATGTCACAATATCGCCGTGACCATGGTTGCCATCTTCCATAATGTGTTTATTCAATTGGTCGAGAATGGTTTGCGGTGTTGGTCCTACTTCCATAACAATGAATGCTGTTGCGGTTCCCGGTTCAATATTCCCTGTATTTTCAAAGTAAATATTGTCACTTCGAATACCTGCTACGCTTGAAATAATAGAACGGTAAGCATCATCAATATGCCAATTACCCGAGCTTGTGAATGCATTTTGTAATCGTAAAGCTAACTCTTCATCTGTCTCTTCATTTGCACCTAATCTTGTTATCCAATCAGGCTCATTTACTGCAGCAACAATACCCGGTAAAGCTTCAGGCAAAATATTGAAATACCCTGATGGAAGATTAAACGCAGCACCAGAATCTAAAGCCTCCACCGCTACTTTGCCCGTAATGCTCCCACCATTTAAAATGGTATCCACCATAACAATGACTTGATACACCACGCCTTCAATCGGTAATGTTTGAATTATTGAGCCTTTAGCTACAGTAATGACATCATCAATACTAGCTTTAGTTAAAGTAATAAAGCCTTGTGTTTTTACAGCCTCTTTTGGCGTGATATTTAACTCCCACGCTTTAAGCTCTAAGGCCCAACGCTCAGCCGTAGCCACAAACATATTCGGCATAATATGTTGAGCTAATAACACTTGAATCAACCACACAGCCACGGTTACGACTGCAGCACGAACCCAGCTCCAAAACGGTGACATTTCAGAATCATTCGATACCTTACTACCAGCTCCAATCACTTCTTTCTTTAACTTTGCTTCTAAAGCTTCTTCAGTAACAGGTACACCCGACTCTTCAAGAATAGCTTCAAAATCGGCTTGTGGACGTTTACTCATACATTCACCTGCTCTGTACTTAATTGAATTTCATCAGTGGTACCAAATTCATATGTTTCTGCAGTTAAGGTAATTTCACCGGGTTTGATTTCTGTTGCTGTGGCGCTTCCCGGAATAATGCGAATATCAGTTTCTGTCAGTTGCTCAATTTGAACGAGAACATCAGAACGAAGCGCAACGTGACGTTCACCTTGTAGCTCACGTAGTAGCCCTGATTCCATAATCAGATGCTTTATATCTTGAGCAATACTGTATAAATCACTGCATTCTGTTGGCTGTTGACCTGCGTCCATTTGCCAACCACCATCAATCACTTTGATATCGATGTATTGTTTATCCGACATTGAGTTCATCCCATTCCGCAAGTTGATCAGGTGTAATGCCATTTGGTGCAGTTATATAGACATCACCGTATTGACGAACATTACTTGCTTGCGCTTTGTTGTTAGTCGTTAAGTTTTGAACCATGGCTTTTGGTGGTGCTGTCATATTTTGTGGCTGTTTATATGGCGATACTTGCGTTAACTCTTCATTGGCCACTTTTGTGAACGTATTTTCAGGCGGTGTAAATTCGCCTTGTTTAGCGGTTTCTGCTTGCTTCGCCACGTTCATTTCAGGTGTATCACTGGCATTCAAATCAATATCAACACCGGGGATCATATTAAGTAAATCAACTAATCCTTCGACAGCCCAAGCAATAACATTAAACCAATTGGTATCAGCAAAAGAGGCTTTCAAGTCATCCCACCAATAAATAGCGGCAGCAACACTAGCGATTAATAGCCCAATACCAGCAACAATCCATGTCATTGGGTTAGCCCATAACGCCGCATTGAATAACCAAGTGGCAGCGGTCATTGCTAACGTGCTAATTCGTAGCATTTTGAAGACGCCATTCAAGGTTCCCATGGTTAGCGCCCAACCTGCTGACATCATTTGCCCAATACCCATTGCTAGAGATAACGCAGCAACAACCCCACCAAGAGAAATACCAGCAATAGCCACATAACCAAGAATCTCACCTAACATTGGAAACTCTTGCGTCCAACCAGTAATAACCGACATTCCATCAGCCATTGAACCAACAACTGCATTAATTGACGGTAAAATGGCACCAAATACAGCAGCACGAACGGCAAACCAAGACGCTTGCAAACGCTCCCATTGGTCAGTCATTGCGCCTGCCATTTCTTCGGCTTTGCTCATCCCTTGAACCTGACCAAGACTTTCAATGCTTTGAGCTAATCCGTCTGTATCAGCCATTAAAAGTTTAATCATGCCTGTGGCTTCTTTTGTTCCAAATGCCTTTGCTAATTCGGCAGATTCTGCCACATCAATAGTGTCGCCATATCGACCTTTTAGTTGATCTAATATATTCACCATTGGTAATAACTGACCTTGAGCATCTGTAAAGCTCATTCCTAATTCAGATTGAGCTTTAGCCACACCACCAAGAAATGATCGGTATTTTGTCCCGGCTTCACTACCACTCATCGTAGCTTGCAATGTACCAAGAATCGCCATTTGCTCATTCATTCCCACGCCAACTGATGTAGCTTCAGCACCAATACTCGTAAAAGCGCTGCTCATCTCATTACCTGTCGTTTTGAACATTTGTACAGCACTGGCTGTCATGCCTGATACTTGTTCAACCCACTCACCTTTACCCATTTCTGTGGCTTGGTTTTTAAAAATGCCATACATGGTGCCCATGTAATTAGTAATGGTTGAGGTATCTGCCTTTGTTGCTGCTGCTAACACACCAGAGGCTTTGGTAAACTGAGATAATTCATTACCATCTAAACCTGCAATGGCCGATTGAATATCATAAGAAGCGTTCACAAAATCGGTTGCCGATTTACCATATTCAACAGAGAAATCTAAAGCGGTCGCTTGAAGTTGTTTAAGTGCTTCATCTGTTACGCCTAACGATTTCACTTCACCCACTTTTCGATCCATTTCGATAGCTGGCATTAATGCACTTTGAATGGCTAACCCTGTTGCCACCAAACCTGCACCACCACTAGCCATGTTCGTCATGCCTTGACGACCAGCTTCAGCAGTGGTTTGCATTTGTTTGGTTATGCCTTGCAGCGGCTTAGTGACTTGGTCAATAAGCGCTACTTGCATCAACAGTTTGTCCATATTCATGTATTAAATAGTTTTCCTATGGCATTCCTAATGGCTGCTTCTTGAAGCTCATATTGATGAGTATCCATCCACATGGCTCTTGCTAAGTTTTGTTCTGAATCATCTTCATTGGGTAGATAATGGCGTCGTAGAACAAGGGCTTGCTCGTAACCATTGCTTTTAATCTGTCCTACGCGCTCGGTTAGTTTTTTAAGGTAACTTTGATGCCACCTTTAGCCGCTTTAGATACTTCAACAAAGAGTTCCATAACTAAACCGGGAACCGTATCAAGTAACTCTTTCAAAGCTTCTTTCTGTTCACTTTTCACGGTACGAGTTAAGAAGGTATAAGCAGGGGCAACTTTATTATCTGCCATCATTTCATTGGTGTAATTATTGTGATCATTTACGGTTGGTGTGAATTCAAAGTCTTGTTCACCAATAGTTAGAATTACGGCTTTTGCTGATTTTTTCATGATGTATCTCTTTTATTTAAAATTTCATAAATACGGTTAAAGCCGATTTCAATCTGACGCTCTACACGTTCAATCGCATCTTTAACTTCATCTTTTGTCGCATAGTTTTCTGCTACGTGAGTTTTAAAATCTGATAAATCTTTCGTCACAGAAAAAAACTTAGCTATGAGTGCCCCAAGTAAAACAGTAAGTAATGAAAGCACTCCAACTAAAGCATTAGTCCAGCTTGCATCCATCGCTATTCCTTTTTAATAACTGGAACTTCTTTTAAACGCTTACCCTGTAATGACAACAACACATCATCTACTGTATTTTGCATAACATCGTTGGTAGTGAGTGTTTTCAACTTCTCCAGCCCCCACACCACCATGCGAGTAGCAAAACGCTCTACAATGACCTGCCATGTGATCTGTAAGAAGATACCTTTCACAATCTCCCACAAACTTTTACCGAAAATTCCCATTAGAAAATTCATAGTTAATCCTTCATTATTGTTAAACGAGCAGGCTTGCCGCCTAATTCTTTCATCAGTGCTTTGAACGCAATGCCAGAACTTTTGACACTCCATTCACCACCAAGAAAACCAAAATCAACACCCGGCGCACCACAACCAACAAGCTGTGAAGGTTTATTAGCGATGTGCCATAAACACGCATCGCGGATACTTGGACCATAAACAGTTACACCTAAGAACTCAGATTCAAGGGCGTAGCATTCGCCATACTTTTCACTGGTATGAGGGATAAGATCATAATCCCCTTCAGGTACACACGATTTGAACGGTTGGTTGTTCGCCCAAACAGGTTCTACAAAACAGCACACTTTGCTTCCATCTTGTCGAAACAAATAAGAATAAGTACCAAAATCAAAATAACGACGCTTTAACGTGTAATACTTCATAGCAACCCTTTATCTGCAAGCTCTTGGCAATTCACGCAATATTGGCACCCTTTCACAGCTTCTTGTCGTGCTTTGGGAATAGCCTTTTCACATTCAATGCACTCTTCGGCACTCTCGATTTCCACTTTGTTTTTTTGCTTTGCCATGTGGTTGGCAAGTGCCACTTCTGTCTGTTTGGATTCAAGCGCACTGGCTCTATCAAAATCATCCATCTACACCAATCCTCGCGTATCATTTTCACTTAGATACGGAATATCATTGATTCGAACAAAATGAGGACTGGTTACAAAGCCTTTCAACTTACGAGTGCTTTTATCAGCACTATCAGGATCTACACTGAGTAAATCGGCTAAAAGTAACTTCACACCAAAGAGTTCAATCTTGTCTTCATCATCACCGTTGTTCGCGTAAAACATCGAATCATGCGGTTTGATATCTCGAAAACTTCCAGCTTTACGAGCTGCGGCCTGTACCTTCTTGAATTCACTTAAATCAAGTTCATACTCAACATCACACGTTGCTTTGCCATCGGTATAACCATTAGTCACACCGCGAGTGGTTGCGACGGCTGATTCATCATTAATCGTCGCAGTTGCTGATTTCACATGAACCAGTTCCCCCAACAAAGACACATCAAAGCTACGGCCAGTAAATAAGGACATTGCTATTCTCCTAATCGTTTATTGATCATGATGCCCATCGTAATTTTCACCGGGCATTCATAAGGCGTAACCGCGAGTAACACTTCTAACTCTTCATCGTTTACCCAAGTGAGAGTGATGTCTTCACCCAATGGCGGCTTAATTTCACCGGGAAACTCAACATCTCCAATCTTGGTAACAATAGCCATTTCACGTAAATCTTGAGTGAAGTACAGCTTCGCATTTGCCATGCTGCCCGGTGTTGAATTCAAAGAACGATCACCAATACGTGCGATAGCACGAACGCGAACTTTACGAGCGGCTTTCATTGCAACACGGATATGGCGAATGTCTTGAAAATCACCTCCTGGCACATCGAGTGTTCGGCCTGTTGTCCAGTACTGTCCCGGATAATCAGGATAATACATAGGGACGGCGTAACGGTTTTGCTCTAAGGTTTTCAAGATTGCCAGCTCTAACGGCTTATCGTCTTTATCTCGGCCAAGCTCTGTATCACCTAAGTTACTGCCTGTTTTTACACGTGCTGGAGTATCAGCAACCGACACTTCTTGATTTGCTAAACGGCCAGCATAAATACCAATCGTAGAGTTTGTTTTATGAACTTGAGGAACAACCGTAATGTATTCACTGGCTACCTCTTTTTGAATGGTTACTGTTGTTGCTAACCATTCGGCCCACGTTTTACCTGAGTCAGCCGTACTATCAATTTTTGGAGTCGTACAAATCATAAAAACTTCACGACCAAGCTTGTTTTTTAGCTCAGTACGCACTGCAATGGCTTCTTCTAAAAAGGCTTTATTTGTTGCAGGGATCGTTAATACGGTTGCTTCAAAGCTTGATGTTTCATTCGCTTTGTTTATAGCCGCTTTCCAATCATCGCCCTCTTTTAAGATCATTACACCAGCAGTCCACCCTTGCTTTCCGTTTAACTGCGCCGCTTTCATTGTGGTTTTTAATTCAGCATCAGCATCGCTTAATGCATCATCTAAATCTGTCGTTGCATCTACCATAATTAAATTACGAGTTTCACCTTCAGCAACGGCACCATAACCCACAAATAAGAAATGGAATTCAACGCCCGGAATTGCACCACGCATCATATTCAGAATATTGATAATGACGGTAGGAAATGCCATATCTACTTACTCCTGTTTTTGTTCATTTCGCGCTTAACAATCATCGCTACCCTTTTAGGACTGATGCCAATTAATCGCCGCTCTGGTCTATCTATGTCCCATTGTCTTGCTGGGGTTTTATTTTCTAGATCACTAATTACTTTTGCTGCTTCTGCCACGGTCATGTTCTGCATGATGAATTTAATCGTGGGCTTTTTACCGCGCTTTTGTCTGCCTTGCTTTGGCAAACGAAATCCTAAATCTCTAAGCTCTTTGGCCTGTTCGCGTGTTGCTGGATCTGTTTTCTTTGGTTCTTTGTTTTTCTTGGCTTGGTTAAAGCGTTGCTGTAATCCACTTTTCTCTGGCTCACCTGTATGATGCGCAAGAGCTACCGTTCCTCGGTTTGATGGCCAACCAACAAATAACGTTCTATTGTTGTCTCTTTGAAAGTGCTTCAACTTTTTAGTGAAACCGCGAAGCATCTTACGGCGACCTTTCTTTCTCGCTTTCCACTTTCGTCCTTCAGGATCACGTTGAGCACGAATGTTCTTTCTTGTTTCTTTGGTTATGTATTTACCCAATACTTTCAAAATTCGAGAACGTGCTTTTTTATCTAACTTAATAAGAGCTAATTGTTCTTTAACTCGTAGATAACTACGCTTATCCGCTTTGATTTCAAGCACGAGTATTTACCTGAACTTTGTTTGCTACATACACATCGTATTCTTCAATCTTCCAGCGTTTACCTTTCCAATAGATTTGCCCATTTGGGTCTTCAGTCACTTTGATGGCTTCATCAAATTCAATACTAATTAGCACTTCAGCATTGCTTTCATCTTCAATAACAACTTCAATTTCAGGATCATCAAGCTCTCTAAACTTCTCACGCTCTTTGTCGTTATCCATCAACCATGCACCAACATTGCTAAATAACACTGCCGGGCTGTATTCCTTAAAAGGAAACTTATCAAACAAGAATTCAGCTACGTATCGTTGATATAACAAATCATAACCTTGCCCTTGGAACTTAGGGTTCAACATCAATTGAACACTGCCCATTTCGCAATCCATTCGCTTTGCTATCTTGTCGCCAACGACTTGTTTTAGAACTGCCTTCAAATCACGTAATTTGTAGCCTTCTTGGTACTGGTTCATATCAGCGTTACCGTAGAACGATTCAAGCCACACATATTGCGAATAATTCGCTGACTTTCTGCGAGCAATTCATTTTTTGTTTCTTCACTTCGGTCAGCAAGATGATCACCTTCTTTACGTTGATGAACCGTCGCAATATCAGGTAATAAATCTGCTTTTGCTCTGGCATTAATTGCTGATTCATACTGCATAACGACTCGGTTTTTATTACCTATCTTGGGAAAGGCAATAATATCTTCCGCTTGGTTTATACCTTCACTCATGTACTGAGTCTTCAGCATTTCCAATTGCAAATTTACCTCTGCTGTTGCATTAGCAATGGCCGTTGCAATACGCTCTGGATCTTGCGCTGCTGGTAAACCTCGACGCTTTTCAAAATCACCGGCATTCAAATTAGGCCAAAAGCCATCATTCTCGATCACGGTGTCTTGATAGTCTGCGCCTGATGAACCACTAAACATTGCACTTCCTTAACGTTTTAAAATAGATGCGCCTCTAGCCACTGAGTCGACGGAATAAACAAAGTAATCAATTACGTGTTCTTCCTCGTCAGCCGAGGCGCGGTGGCTTAGGAGTCTATAAACGACCTTCTTTAATTGCTCGAATTCGTTGTTGCACTTTATCCATAATGGTTTTCACACCAACGTTGCCGTATTGCTTATCTGCTTCTTCTAAGTAATCAAAAGACTTTTGAAGTACTTGAATATCACCAACTGCAGTGGCCTTTGGCTCACCGTCTTTATCACGTAACAAATGTAACCCGGCGAATTTAAACCACTTAGCAGTTAGCTTTTCATTGATACGCCATTTCTCACGGACTTTGTAAAACACATCAGAGAAATACGGTTCAACACTATGACCTTGCGAGCCCATTCTTTCAGACCATTTAAGGACTTCATCAGCACAAAACGTTGCGAAATCACGGTTAAAACGTTCTGGTGTATCTAGCTCTTGAGCAATGGCAATGTCACACCACTTAATCGCCGTTTCTAAATTTGATGTATCAAATAACCAGATAATCAATTGAGCAAATACAGGGTTATCGTATTTCTCATCAGATTCTAAATATGCATCAACATACGGACGATATTTAGGGATTAATACATCACGTTTATGCTGAACTTTATCTTCAATGCGATTAAAGCCAGATAAGAAGCGTAAATCTGCATCAAGTTCTAACAGCTGAAGGTGTAAGCTTTTAGCAGTCTCCATACCCGCAGAAACTACCGTCTGCTTTGGTGCTGATTTTGCCAATAATGCTTTACGTTGCATTGCTAATGGACTTGCCATAATTACGCTCCTGCAGTACCGTCTGAAATAGTGACATCTTCAATTGCGGCAAACTTATCAAGATCACCAATCGCATAACCTTCCATACGAAGATAAGAGTTTTCAAACTGCTTACGGTCTTCTTCGTTTTTCGCTTTACGCCACTGAGTACCTTTCTGCGTTAAGATTTGCAGATTCTTTAAGCTGGTAATCCATACTTGAGTAGGCTTAAAAAATGGCGGTGTATACACTTTCATTCCGGCAACCGTTGTTGCCAGTGATTGAGCGTGTTTGTTTTCACTTGGTGTATCAGCTGCTTCTAACAATCGATGTTGCTCTGCTGCCACCAAATCTGAACCAATCAGCACAACTAAATCAGGGCTACCACGGTGGACTTCATGAATCGTCGTGTTTTTCAGATCATTTACTAAGCTATCAAGCGTTTTATATGAACCATCAGTTGTACCTGTTACATCCAGAACCGCAGTTGGTAACACTTGAGCCGCTGCCTTTTCTTTGGCAATCGTTAACCAACCTTTGTTTACATCTTCACCATTTGGATTAGTCGCAGGATCAGTGGTTTCTGAAATTTTTGTACCGTGAAAACCAATACGCAACATATCCAGTGCATAGTTTCGGGTAATCGCGGCGTTCATGTATTTAATGAATTCACCAGAACTACCAGAGTTAGCCCACTGCGTTAACGTAGCCCATTTGATTGCAGCACATGAATCCGTTTCCACCAATTCGTATGTGTTGCCATCCATACCAAGTTTCGAACGGAAACGGCCATCTTTAACACGACCTGTTAACAATGCACCTGTACCTACATCGACCACTTGCCCTTTAATCTGATCAACAGACTGAACTGAAATCAAGTTTAAGAATGAGTCAGAGTGAACAATGGCTTGGCGAAGCTTTGTTTCAATTACAGGTGAAATAGCAAATAGCTCTGCTGGGTTCACCCCTGCTACCACTGCAGCTTTCGCTATTGATTCACAGTATTTTTGCAAGAACGAACTTGCTTGAGCATTAAACATTAAATTGCCTCCGCAGATGAAACGCCTTCACCTTCTGGTTCTTGGTTTGGCACTTCTTTTTTCAGCGCATTGAACTGGTTTTCCATATCACTTTGCTTTGTTAGCAACGTATCTAGTTTTCCAGATAATTGATTAAACTGTTCAGGCGTAATACCTTCTTGTTCGTCATTTTTTGTTGGTTCAGTTTCTTCTTCCGGCGACACTGAGATTTTTTGTACTTGAGCAGAAAACTCCGTTTGCTTACTTTCAAGCTCGGTTTGTTTTTCTTCAATTTTCTCTAGCTTGCCCATCATTTGGCTAAACTGCTCTGAGTTCATAGGTTCTTCATCCTCTTCTGGTTCAGAAGTTTGTTGCTTAATAGTTGGTAACTGCCCACCAGAAGAAAAGAAATTAGCTATTGTTGAAAATGCACTAGCAATCAAGCTGTGATCTACATGCAACACATCACTTAAATCTAATTCTTCTAATTGGCTGTATTCATGGCTGTTTTCTTCGCCGTTTTTTTTTGAAAACTTGAGAAGTGTTGTACCTGTTGATGCAGGAGAATCTGTTACAGCTAAACCCATCAAATAACAACGACCACTTCCGCAATAATCTGGATCCGGCTCAATAGACATAAACAACTTCTGTCCATCAGCATTAGCTGCTAATAAATATTTGTTTGGTGTAACTTTCACCAATAAACGATATTTACCAGCTCGCTTTTCTGACTTAACTTCATCAACCGTTCCCCAGTTCTTACCTTCGAATTTATCCCATCGACTACGGGAGTGTTCAGGCCAGATAAGCGCACCATATTCAGCCATTGAATATTGCTCTGCCATATCTTCAATCCACTGCTTTGTAATAGTGCGACCATCAATAGTGGCACCTTCTGTCGCAGCAATTTTCCAACCTGATTGTTTACTCATAATTACCTGTCAGTGATTCAAATGAATGTCGATTTGAGACAAGAATACGAGCTTGAGAGAGCTAAATCATGCACTTGTGTTCGGAGCAATTCGGATACAGCCCATATCCGAATTTATCCGAACATAAGTGAGTAAATTTAAGTATTTAGCTGCGTATTATTAGCTTTATGGCATATTCAAAAGAAATCAGAGACGCGGCGAAAAGCCTTTATATGCGTACTTGGACACCAAGCGAAATCGCTGCAGAACTAAGTCTTAATAGTGACCGTATCATTTACTATTGGGCTGATAAGTTTGGCTGGCGTGATTCATTACGCGAAAATTCTGTTGAAGAATCTATCACTCGTCGAGTGGAAACTCTGTTAGAACTTCCAGAGAAAACAGACCAACAATTAAAGGAATTAACTAAGCTAATTGAGCACCACGTTAAACTAAAGAAACAACGTGCAGAACTAGAGCTTAGAGCCCATAACTATCAAGAAGAAAGCACTTCTGACACGAAAACACCACGAAATAAAAAACAACGCAGTAAATCGACATCAGAGAAGAAAAGTAAATCAAAATCTGCCAAGAATGATATTTCAGGATTAACAGAAGAAAACTTTAAAGAATGGCATAACTCGCTGTTTAAATACCAGCTAACCATGCGTGATAACTTACACCAGCGTATTCGTAACATTCTTAAATCACGTCAAATTGGTGCAACCTATTACTTTGCAGGTGAAGCATTAGAAGATGCGATTTTAACAGGTGATAACCAGATATTTTTATCCGCCTCTCGTGCTCAAGCTGAAGTGTTTCGTAGCTACATCATTGCATTGGCCAAAGAGTTTTTAGACATAGAGTTAACTGGTAACCCAATAGTTCTATCTAATGGTGCGGAACTTAGATTCTTATCAACCAATAGTAAAACGGCGCAAAGTTATCATGGCCATGTTTATATTGATGAATACTTCTGGATCCCTAAGTTTGATGAACTAAACAAACTCGCTTCAGCGATGGCAACACATAAGAAATGGCGCAAAACCTATTTCTCAACACCATCAAGTAAAGTTCATGCAGCTTATCCCTTCTGGACTGGTGACTCATGGAAGAAAGGACGCAGTAGCCGTGAAAGCCTAGAATTTCCAACCTTCAAGCAAATGCAGCAAGGGGTTGTCTGTCCAGATAAGCAATGGCGTTACATTGTCACGATAGAAGATGCTGCAAAAGGTGGCTGTAATTTATTTGATATTGATGAACTACGTGATGAATACAGTAAAGTTGATTTTGATAACCTCTTTATGTGTATTTTCGTTGATGATTCACATTCTGTATTCAAGTTTACCGATCTTGAAAAGTGCATGATTGATATTAGTCGTTGGCGTGATTTCAAACCTAATACCACCTCACCTTTTGGACGGCGTGAAGTGTGGCTTGGTTATGACCCATCAAGAACCAGAGACAATGCCTGTTTAGTTGCTGTTGCTCCGCCAATTGTGGCACCAGAACAATTCAGGGTACTTGAAAAGCACTATTGGAAAGGTTTGAACTTCCAACATCACGTAGCAAAGATTGAAGAAGTTTATAACCGCTATAACGTAAGTTACATCGGCGTTGATACCACTGGTATTGGTGGCGGTGTTTGGGATTTAATTCACGCTAAATATCCACGCGAAGCCGTAGCGATTCATTACAGTAATGAAAACAAAAACCGTTTAGTTCTAAAAATGATTGATGTGATTGAAAGTGGCCGACTCGGTTTTGATGCAGAGCATAAAGACATAGCAATGGCATTTATGGCAATTAAACGAACCAGTACCAACAGCGGCAACATGATGACATTCAAAGCTGAACGAAGTGAAACCACAGGCCATGCCGATGCATTTTGGGCTATTTCACACGCCATCATTAATGAACCTCTTGATCACCAACAACAACGAAAATCAACTTGGCAGACTTGCGCATGACAAACAAACAAGTAATGAAAGAAACACCAAATGAAAGCCTAATATTTAGCTTTGGCCAACCTGAGGTCATGGATACTGGATTCAGTAACTATGAATACAGCGAGCTTTATTACAATGACACCGAGGATTTTTGGGAACCACCACTTGAGCGAGCTGGCTTAAACAAGCTTACTCGAGCAAATGCGTATCATGGTTCTATTTTGATGGCTCGCCGTAATATGATTTCTGGTCGTTTCAAAAAAGGCGGAATGCAAAAACAACAAGTTCACGCTGCAGTGCATGACTTCTTAGAGTTTGGTGATACAGCCATTCTCAAGATTCGTGATCACTTTGGCCGTGTTGTTCGACTTCATCCACTTCCTACCATGCATTTACGCAAGAATAAAAAAGGTGATTACTGGTTACTAGGCCGTGATGATAAAAAGCAGCTCTTTAAACAGGAAGATGTGATTTTTATTAAGCAATACGACCCAGCACAACAAGTTTATGGGTCACCAGATTATCTTGGTTGTGTTCAGTCTGCCCTTTTAAATAGTGATGCAACAACGTTTCGCCGTCGATACTACAAGAACGGCTTACACATGGGATTTATCTTTTATGCTACTGACCCAAGTTTAAGCAAAGAAGATGAAAGTGATTTAAAAGAAAAGATGGCTTCAAGCCGTGGTGTTGGTAACTTTCGTTCTATGTTCATCAATATTCCAAACGGAAAGGAAAAAGGCATTCAGCTCATTCCTGTTGGGGATATTGCGACCAAAGACGAGTTTGAGAAGATAAAAAACGTAACCGCCCAGGAGGTATTAACTGGTCACCGCTTCCCTGTTGAGTTGGCCGCTATCATTCCGAACGGTGGGACTCGTGGCGACCCAATCAAGTTTAATCAAGTGTATACACAGAATGAAGTTATCCCAGCTTGTGAAATGTTTATGGATGCCGTAAACAACGATAAGGAAGTACCAAAAAGCTTACAATTTGAGTTTAATTTATTGAATACTGAGACTAAGCAATAGTATTTTTTCACTACAGTTTTTTTCAGTTTTACTTTTTAGACTAAAGCCTTGCGGCATAAGGCTTTAGAGCCAATTATGAGATCATTTAAAAATCACACAAGATCTTTTAAATTATAACGTAAAACACAACAACCTACTTATTTTCAAAGAGTTAGCAAAACCAAGCAGATCATTAAGAGATCTTTATTACTGAAATAACGTGAAAATAATTTCAATTTTTCAGTTTTGAAATCCCACAGAATTATGTATTTCCTTACCTTTCACATACGCAGAGAGCCCAATAAACAAGGGCTCTCGCGTTAATTATCACTCTACTCACCAATCCCAAAAATGAAGAACTTAAAACTGCAAAAAAAGTGATCACTTTTACGTCGCAGGTGGGTAGGAGGAGTGCGATTTACGTGACTCACCCCCTCGTTTATGTCAAGTTAGCACTGTCTCTTACCTAAGATATTGAGCTTATGTTTTTCTACTATAATTTTAAACTATTGATGGATTTTGGACGCCCTCAGATGTGCGTATATGTCCACATATGTGCGTATTTAATGAGTAGCATTATTGACTGGAGCGCTAAAAAGAGGCAGTATAACGTTAAATTAACGTTTAAAAGACGTTAGGTGGTACTAATCAAACTCTCAGTACCTAAACTTATAGTTCTGATTGTAGTTCTTATGAGTAAACTTAAATTAGGAAAGATTATGATGAAAAAAATATATCGTGAAGAAGATTGGTGGTTTACCTAAAACCAAAGCATGAATTTATAGATGAGGAGCTGATTATAGCTCCTCTTTCTTTATAAAAGGAAACTATATGTGGGATAGTATTAGCCAAATACTATTATGTTTATGGGATAAAAATCCTATGATCTATGCGAGCGCAATCGCAACAGGCGTTGCTTATACTGCAATTAAAACAAACCAAAAACAAGCTCGCATAAAGAATTCAATTGATTTTGAGAGTACTCTTAAGCATGATAAAACAGCCTTAGAGGCAGCTAGAAAATCAGCAGATCTATTTCGAGAACATAAAGCAGACTGTAATGGTTGTCAATTTATATCGAATTTAGGAACCCCAACTGGCGTTGCCACTAAAGAAGCCCGTTATTTATCAGATTTTTTAAATGAATGGGAACGATGTGCTAACGGTATATTCCATAATGTTTACGACGAAGATTTATTATATGGAACTTACGCAGGAACTGTTTTAATGGTTTTTAACCGCAGTAAACCATTCATCGTTGCACGACAGTCAAGTAACTCTCAATCCAAACGAATCTATATAAAATTATGTTGGCTAGCACTTCGTTGGCAAATCAGAAAAGCAAAAGAAACAGGTGAAGAAATAGATCCTATAATTTACAAAACGTACAAACTCTACAATAAACACCATACCAATGTATACAAAAAAACTATTCTACAAAAACTATTAAGTAGATTAGATTTTATAACGCAAAAATTGTGGCATCCATTAGAGCATGATCATCTACTAGTTCAAGCGAACCATCTAATAGCCATAAACATGAAATGCTCATAGCTGTATTAATAACCAGTAATTTGATTTACAATTAACCTGTCAGCTAGTAAATCAAATGGACGTTTTTATGCGAGTATTCTGCCCTGAATGCGGCAACAAAAGCCGCATTCAAAAGACCAATCGAATTTCAGAGAGTTATTCAGATTTATATTGCAGTTGTAGTGACCCCGAGTGTGGCCATACTTACGTAATGAATTTGAGTTTCAGCCATACTTTAAGCCCTTCAGCAAAAACGACTTCTCAAATGGCCATTGAATTGGTTAGAGGCTTAGCACCAGAACAGCGCAAAGAATTGCAGTTAGAGCTTTCTATCTTATAGACAAAAAGAAGCCCTCACACTAGAGGGCTGCTTTTGATGATCAATAAAATGTAATACTTAACAAAGTCACTGTTGAAATATTCATAGTCCAGGCATTAACATTAAACATCGCTACAATTAGAATTATGTATTTTAAGATACTCATAAAGTTTTCCTTTTCGTTAAATTGAGATTCAATCTTATAGCGAGAAGGCGTACTTGTGGGGCAACAGAAGTTCAAGGTTTGCGGCGCAAGGATTAATTTTTATAAATCAAAAGTTAAGCTGCAAATTATTTTAAACTAGCATTTTTAATGATTCAGCTTCATCTGCCATTTTTATTATCATCCGCAAAGCATCAAGCTTTTCAGGTTTCAATTCTTCTTTTTGGTCAGCAACGACTAATCCTACTAGATACATAGCAATGTCACTTTTGCTTTCACCATGAGTACTGAGTGCAGTACCCTCTAAAATAAATTCCATTGCTTCTAGGTATAATTCTTTATTATTCATAGCATTGCCACGCTTTAACCATTTGACCTGTATAAGAATACAGTATTTTACTGTGTAAATAAACAGTACTTATTTTAGAGGTGATATACCCCACAGTTTTAAATTAACGGCCACTCATCATCACCAAATTCATATTCGGGGAAAATTGAGAGGTTTGGTTGTTGGTATTCGTCAGTTTTTGACTCGTTTGGTGGCTCTGGCCAACCTTTAAAATCAAGCCATCGTAAATCTTCTGGCTCTTTTTCTATTTCCATCAGTTCTGGTGGGCGAACGTTCCCTTCTTCATCCACATAACCTGAACGTATTTTCACCTTACGACCATCATCAAGGTTCAAGGAACTACCTTTCATAAATGCGTTAAGTGCATGTTCATCAAGGGATTCAGGCTTTTTACCTAAAGGCGTTAATATTTTAGATAGCTTATCGCTCACCTGTCCTTTTTGATCCTTTTCTGGATCGTCCGTACAGTTATTGACAGAACTCCAAGGAGCAGCTGTGCTGCTATCAAGAGCAAGAGCCTCCGCTTCAAGTTCATCGAATTTCTTAACCTTATTTTGAATCGTCCACGTTCTTACGCGAGTTTTAATAAACTCACCAGCTGCAAGTATTCCTTCCACCTTACGGATGGTTTCAGAGTAACGAGAAGAAAACGGTAACTCTTCATAAGCATTACGAACAATCAAAGCCGCACGTTTAACAAATGGACCACCCTGCCCCATGATGTAACCTTGCCAGTTACCTTCATCAGCAGATCGCATAGTTTTAATAACGCTTCCATTTGGATGAGTAACCGTTGGCTGATAAGCATCTCCTAAACGCTTCATTAGGTCAGGTTTAGTAAATGCGGCGTCTGGTTGTTGTGGTCCTACATGGCTAAACACCATCGAGCGATAAACAGTTAATAACTGTGAATGCTCTTGTGAGTGTAAGAAATCCATATAAGAAGCTTTATCAAGATTAGCTAAACGGCGTAATTCACGATAAGTAGTAACCGGTGCGCCACCAATAAATTGAAATTGACGAATGTTCCAGCGACTTTTCCAAGCGCTGACATTCTTGGCCATATCTTTAATTGGTTTATCTGTTTCATCCGAAACAGCATCATCCATCGCATAACCATCAATATTTTTTGAAATGTATTTAGCAATGTAACCAGTAGCAGAGCCCTGTTCAGGGTCTATGTCTTTCACATCACAACGCGCAGAGTGATCAAACTCTCCGCTTTTCATTAATTCTTGTTTATCTTCTTTTGTCGCGTAATCAATAAAGATACGAGTAATTTCGGCTTTATCTTCCGGTTTACACCATAGAAGTAAATGCCAGTGCGGTGTTCCATCATGATGAGGTTCGGCCACTCGAATGCCAAACCAACGAAACTCTTCACGACCTAGCTTTGCTCTGATACGTGACCAAACCCCATTTAAATAGATTTGAGCATCACGAGGACTTGCACCACTCCAATGTGGAATAAATCCGCCACGTTGATAACTATTGTGATACTTTCCCGGAGTTGTTAATGTTAAAAACAGACCACAAAGCCCCAATTCTTCAGCGATATCCTCACAGCCTCTAGTTCTCGTCATTAACTCATGACGACGAATAGCCGGGTTCGACACGCTTTTTAAAACCATGTCTTTTAGGTCACATTCTTCTTGTGTTTCTTCATCGATGAGGATTTTGTTTTGAATCGCATCCCAATTGCGCTTTTGCTGTTCTTGGTGTTCACGAACACAATCATAAGAGCAATAAGCTGAAGCACGTTTTGATACCTGCCCCATAGCAATAGCTAAATGCTCACGCATGATTTTATGCGCTTTAACTAAACGACAACGCCACCATTTTTCATCCTGCATTCTAAAAATGTCGCTATAAACATCTTCTGCAGTTAACTCTTTTTTCTTCTTACGTGGCGCAACAATTCCAAAACTGTTAGTAAGAGCAGCTAATCCCTTAAATACCTCAATAATACCAGCATCAATTTCTTTATCTGTTTCACCATTATGCTCGGTACTTAATTGAGTAAAACGGTCTTGCATGATTTTAGAAATCTTAAATGCCATATCTTTTAACTCATCTTGCTCCATTTCAGCGAGTAGACGAGACTTTGGCTTTTTCGCTTTGACTTCTTCAAGGTTAAATTCAAGTTGACCAATATTTGGAACTTCATCAAAATCACATTGATCAATGTCTTCATTCATCAATCTAATCTTGTTATATGTTGGTAGATGGCGGTATCGATAAAGCACGACACTGACTCGACGTTGTAATTCGATACCCATTTTTTCCGTTAAAAAACGAGCAGCCTTTGCTCTCCCTTCTTTACGAAAAATAGAGATATAACGATCAGCAAAATACTTTGCTAAATAATTTGGTAGACCTGAAAAGAACTGTTTTCGCCACTCGTGATTTACTTTATCAACCAGATAAAGCTTACGCTCAGTAACAGTCATATCATCAGGTTCTTTGTTCTTAACTGATGTATCAGGTAACAGCGTTAGAATTTCTTTTGGCTTTTGAGGGAATACGCACAAACCACTAAAACTTAAACAAGCTTTAGTGGCAGCACGTTGTTCTTGAGATGTGAAAGTAAGCTTTTTAGACACTAGCATTCATCCATGAAATCATCAGGATTTGCGGTAACTTTAAGTTGGATTTGAAATGATTTATTGCCGACTAGAACTGTCCCTAATAAAACTTCATTATCGTCATGATCACCTTCAATGATTTCAACAAATAATCCATCGATATAATCAGCAGCTTGAGCGGCAATTTTGATATGTTCACTCATAACTCTGCAAACTCCTGTATATCACAAACCATATAACCACCAGTGTTATTACCTCTAACAATAATGCCCTTAGTAATATGTTCACACTTTAAGCTTTCACAGGCGTTATTAATGGCTAGTTCTTTTGATTCAAACTCACCAAGCTCTTTCACTTGAATTTCATTCGACTCATCATCACGAACCACACCACCGCCACTATTCAACACAACAGCTAAAAAACGAAGCATGATTAGTTCCCCTTTCTTTCAAGAACAGCATATAACTCAGACCAATCATTTAACTGATTATCTGTAGGTGCATGACCATGATTTTGCATATAAGCAATCGCCATTTTTGCTAAGAATTTATCTTTGCTCATGCTGTTACCTCTGCGTTATCTTTTACTTCAATGATAAATTCAGCCAATTGGCTTTCTAAAGAAAGAGCATCTTCAAGCACTGATGGTTTATCAAGAATCAAATGGCCTTCCAATCGCGCATCTTCACTATCTTTATCATTTGGATTCCAAACATATATATCGAACGATTTAATTGCTGAACCTGCACAACAATGAGCAAGAAATGGTTTAGGCATATCCAACGTCATAGCAACAATTGAATTAATCACCGCTAATACATCGCGCTGTTGGATTTCTTTAAGATTGTCTCTCGCTGCAAGCTCAACATCGCCAGAAATAGATTGTGTTCCATCAATAAAACGAGAAAATAACGCTGCTGTTTTTCTTGATGTTGCATCCGTTGCTTCATGCAGCTCTTTCGCTTTATTAAGGTTTTCCAATGATGCTTGATAAAACTGCTCTGCTGTTTTTAAGTCACTCATTTCATTGCTCCTATGCAATAAACAAAATTTAGGTAAAAAAAAGCCCCCTGTTACAGGGGCAAAGGTTGGCTAGGTATTAATTAGGCTTGGAAATGGCTTGGTCTTAATTTGTTTACATCGCCAACTTTGGTATCAAAGCGCTTGGTGATGCCTTTCAATTCAATCAAACCACGACGAATCTTTTGTAATTCAATATCGTTAAAATCCTCAAAACTACGATGGCAATCTGCAGGAGGTAACCCACCAGCGATGCAAATCATTCCACGACCTCGAACGGTTAATGAATTGAATGCAATTTTGATTTGGTTACGTTTATGCCCTTTAGTAAAAAGAGCCTTACAAGCGTTAATACTTTCTTGTGCAGATGGGACAGGATTTGATACTTGTGCTAATTGAGTCATGATTAGTTCCTCACGATAAACCCGGAATTGGTGCGCCGTTTACAACAAAATCTAAACTCATAGATAAAAACGGTGATAAGCCGGATGTTTTGTTTTCAAGATCATTCATTAGCAACACCAAGTTACTAACGCTTTTGTGTGCTTTGTCTAATAGCTCATTACGCTTAGAACGCGGTAAACGAATTTTTCCGCCGTTCGCTAATGCGAGACGAGACAAATCACCGGCATGAACACTATTTTCTAAAGCTCGTTTAATTAAGGTTTCTTGGTCTGCATTTAGATCGACTCTTGCGCCAACCATATTGAGACTAAGCAAAAGGCTATTAATGATGCAGTAATTACCGCTCTCTTCCGTGATAGCGATTAACTCCCCTACTGTTAACTTGTGTGGTTGTTCAGGGTTCAATTTGTTGCGCAGTATTGTTGGATTAATTCCGCAACGCTTCGCAACTTGTTCCATGTTTTCAGAATCAGCAAACGCATAGCATGCGTTGTCAAAAGCATTTTGTTTAGGCTCACGTAAATCGCACATTGAGCTATTCCTCTATCTGTCCGATACTCAAATGACGAAGCCAAGAGAAAACAAAACCACAATTGCAACGGTAATTTCCAATGCTGTCGGTTTGTTTTCATTTGATTGATTAGTCATAGCGTTAACCCAAATAGCTTAGAGCTTCACGAGTAGCAAGCTCTTGCATTGCAATTACGTTTACTAATGGGGTTTCTTTAGGTAGGTCTTTCTTTTTAAGGATCAATTTACCTTGTGCAGCCCAATCTTTAAGAGTTCGCTTTGTCATGCCAGAGTGACGAGAATATTCGTCCAAAGTCATAAATGGAGCAGTAATTACTACTTGAAATGACAACATGATGGTATCCTTTAAGGTTGATGAATGTTTAACACTGTACTAATGAGTCGCACCTCGTTAGTCATTAAAATGAATACTAGGTGATCATTTGAATGAATGCAAGCATAAAATAGAACCATTTGAATACCTTGGTGGCCGAGATTTTACATCAAAGCTAGTTGAGGCCTTAGGTTTAGAGCGTTTTAACCAATTAACAGATGTTCTAGGTGTGAATAAAGGCACCATTTCAACATGGCATACTCGTGGTATGACTCCATTTGAGTTAGCTGTACGTGTTCATTTGAGTGAAGGTGTGTCATTAAAATGGTTACTTCTTGGGGAGGGGGATCCATTTGACGATAACTCTCGTCCTCTTATTTCAAGTAAACAAGAAGCTAAACGAATCTTTAATATTGATTGTTTTGACATTTCAAAAGGCTTACTCACACCACTAAAACAAATTTCATTTGATAAGATCTTATTAGATGAGATTGGCGTATTAAATGTAATTGCCGTCAAAACAAACAATTCAATCTATTTGGTAGATAAAGAAAACCGCCAAGCGATTAATGGAAAGTACTTAATTGATATTGATGGCGTTCTATCGATCAATGAACTACAACGTCTACCGGGTAAGAAATTAGCGATAAGTTTTAATGGCTCGACTATAAATGTTGAAGAAAATGATATTAAAGTGATTGGTCGTGTGGCTATGGTGATGGGGAAAGATTGATGAAGGCAAAAACCACTAATAAGAAAATTAAATGGTTTGCCTTTACAGTATTAGTAGGCCTGCTCCCTATATTTGCAAGGTTATTATCTAACGTCTTCTTAGATAATGTAGCTTTGTTTTCAGCAAGTGACTTTATTGCATTTGGCTTTGTGATGCATATTTCAATACTGAATGAATTAGAGCATATGCATGATGATGATAATTGGAAGTCCATTAATAATGCTGGTTCAATTGGGTTTGTATTTATTTATGGTTTGCTAACATTTGCTCTGCTAATGCTCGAAGCTGGTGCGGTTCAAATGAATGCTGAAAAGCTCAAATATTGTTCTATGATAATGGCTGTAGTTTCATTTATACTTGCCTATATAGTATTTGATCGACTATCAACCAAGTCACAAACTTCTTCTCAAGGAGACAGCACATGCTTACCGATATAATAATTAGTGGGATTACATTTATTGCAACCCTTACAGGATTAGGTATTGCTGTCTGGTCATATTTAGATACCCGACGTAAATTCTCACATAAAGAGTTTATTGAAGATCGTGAACAACAAAGAAAAAAAGCGGAAAAACGCTTTAAAGAAAGAACTAGGCTAGGAAAAAAATGATCAAGAATTTTATATATTTAGATGAACCAAAACTTTATTCATTTTCATCACAATTATTCGAAGGAATAACTGAGTATGTTCTTAATGAAGAACAATTAGATAAAAAAAATAAAGACACTTCAACACCATCATCAAGTCGTGTAATTGCCGATGTTATCCGTGAAACTAGCAGTTCTACAACTAAGAAATTTCTGCATGACCATTCTTTCAATTTATTTGAAAAAGAATTAATAGCTTCAGATCTCCTTCTTAACTTGGATGAATCACAACTTACTTACGATAAGATTTGTCAATCAAATAAATCATTTATTCGTATAAAAGCAAAAGGGAAATTTATAGATTTACGAGGATTACAGCACTTTTTAGCTAATTTTAATGAAATAGGCGAAGCGGTCGCAGCATTACCTCTTACTAGTGCTTTACAAGAAATAGACAAACTAAAAGCCAGTAATCCAAAATCTATAGACGCTAAAAACCTTCAATCAAAAATAGACAAAGAAATAAAGCTACAAAAAGCAAATGGTAAAGGACTTCCATCGATCTCAATAAAAAACTTCAATACAATTCTTGAACATTTTGGAGATGATATTATTCGTTTTGAACAAATATATAATGGCTCAATTTTCACATCATGCCTTAATTCGAATTATTTAAGAGATTCGTTAATTGCTATCTATAGAAAGTACTCACGAAAAACAGCTAAAGAATTTGTGGTTATTGGCACAATTAGTCATGCTGATGGGACACAAGATATTAATGATAATGAAGTTCCTGATGATGCTAAAGTAATTTCTCACTTTAAACATATGGGAGAAAGTTTATATGAGATGGAACAGATATTCACAGGTAAAACTGATAATGAAATAATAATAGAACCAATTGCTATTTATACTGAAATTTAATTATGCATTATTCACTCAGTGGTAAATATAATGAATAAAATTATCAAATTAATAATGATCGCTATCGTGATAATCGCTTGCTTTGCTTATGCACTGGAAGCGATTGAAGGTATGGCAGAGATTGGAAAAGCAGCTACGGCTAAGTAGCTACATATTAAGTGCAAGGATGCACAAAAACACTGCAATTCCTACAGGGTACGCTTCATCAATCAGTTTATAACACACATTTTGAAAGGCTTCTGGCCATGTTAGTTTTCCATCTTTTTGCATAGAGAGATCCACATGAAATACATTGCACAATTAATTATAAATAAAGATGCAGCTGAATTTTAGATGAACACAACGTCAAAAACCATCAATTAAATGCATTTACTACTGATACTTTGAATGATGTCATTCTTATACTAGACCATTTACCTTGGACAGAAATTGCAGCTATCATCGCTTCATTTCTAGGATATAAGGCAAGAAAGCATCAATTACACGCTAAACGTAAAGTTGTAATTAGTTATCCCGATAATAGTCGCATTGAGGTCACTGGATATTCGACCGAAGAAATTGAAAAATCAACCACAAACAACTCTATATATCTATGTGCGTAGAAAAAAACGAGAAAGAAAATGTCTAATACTTACCTATCCCAAAAAATCACAAAAATGAATATCGCTTCTTTTACAGAGTCTGAATTCAAAAATGCAAAACCTAATGAAATTTGGGATATTACCAACATTAAACCTATTAATCTTTTTATCGGTTCAAATAGTAGTGGTAAGAGTAGATTAGCTAGGCAGATTTTAACTAACTCTATAGAGTTAATTGACATTTATAATTATAGTAATGATATCAAAGAATCATTTATCATCAATGTTAACTCTGGAAAAATAACACCTCGAAACACCGGGTACCCTACTGATGTTACCAATGCAGTAAAAGAAAAATTACTAAATAGTATACCAAGTCTATCAATCACAAGTTCTATATTTAATGATTTGGTATCATTATCACGAGAAGCTATATCTGAAAGATATTATTCACCTGATAACAGTTATAAGGATTTTATTAATTCCTGTATAGATCAAAATAAACTCAAAGAATATATAGATTATAACTCATTAAAAGATAAGGGTTTTGATAAAATCTACATTCCTATTTTAAGAGGATTGAGACCTGTTTTAACAAATTCAAATGACACTTCTATATCTAATAAATTTAATTCCGACCTTTATAAAAATAGAACAATTAAAGACTATAAAAACTTAAAAGATATCGAAATATTCACTGGATATGAGTTATATTCACAATTAGTTAACTCTTTACTCGGTAATCAAGAACAAAGACATAATGTTCAAAAATACGAAAAATACCTTTCAAAACACTTTTTTAATAATAAACAAATTTCAATCACTCCGAATATTAATGAAGATGTCGTTTATTTAACAGAGGAAGGTAAAGAAGAGCGTCCTATTTACTCTTTAGGTGATGGTATTCAAGCTATCATTCTTCTAACATTTCCTGTCTTTCTTGCAAAAAAACCAACAATGTTCTTTATCGAAGAGCCTGAATTAAATATACATGCTGGCTTACAACGAGCCTTAATTGATGCATTATCAAGTCACCCTAAACACATGTACTTCATGACAACTCATTCAAATCATTTTATCGATTTAGCTCAAGAGCGTAATGATGTTTCACTACACCGTGTTTTTCAAGAAAAACAAGATAATGGCAAATATCTTACTAGTGTAGATAGCTTAGCTGACAACACTCAACTTCTAGATGATCTAGGTGTTCGAGCGTCTTCTGTTTTATTGGCAAACTGTTCTATTTGGGTTGAAGGTATTACTGATAAGCTCTATTTAAAAGCTTATATGCAAAAGTATCTAAAAGAAGCGCAAAACAATGATACTTTTGACAAAGAAAAACTCGCTCGTTTACAGAACTACAAAGAAAACCTACATTATATTTTTACCGAATATCAAGGTTCAAACATCACTCATTGGTATTTTAGTGATGATGAAAACGAACAAGCAGAAGCAACAAAAGCAAAAGCTCTTAGTCCTAATATTTTCTTAATTGCAGACGCAGATATCGATGAGAAAGGAAATCGAGTAAAAGAATTAGAAAGCAATCTAGGTGATAACTTTGAGCTACTTCAATTTAAAGAGATTGAAAATTACATTCCAGTAGAGATTCTTCGTCAAACAGCATTATCTCGTTGGCAAACCTTCAGTGGCAAAGGCGAAAGCTCACAAAATTTAGAAGATATAACTCAATCTATATACGCTCGTCCTACCAAGGGTATTGGTTATTATTTAGAACAGTATATTTCAAAAGATCTCAAGTCTATGCCAAATAAAAAACGTACATTCTTTGAAGAAAGATCTAAAAGTACAACTGGCACAATCAAGGATAAAGTGACATTCTGCCGAACGGCGGTTGAGCACATGAACAATGATGATATTGAATGGAAATTAACGCCAAAATTAACAAATTTATGTGAAAAAATCTGGGATCACATTGATTCGAATAATAATTTATAAGGAAAACTACTCTACTTGTTCGTTTACTTCAATGTTAAACATTGCTTTTCACTGTTCACCTTTGTACTGTGTATAAAAACAGTGCAAAGGTATTTCCATGGCTATCCGCAACTTAAAAGACAATTCAAAGAAACCTTGGTTATGCGAGTGCTACCCTACAGGCCGCGAAGGTAAACGCATCCGTAAACGTTTTGCCACCAAAGGTGAAGCAGCTACCTTTGAGCAATACACAATGAAAGAAATTGATGATAAACCTTGGCTTGGTGATAAGCCTGAGCATCGTCGTTTATCTGCTCTCATTGAAATCTGGTTTACTATGTACGGTACTAACTTATCTAATGGCCAAGTTATCTATCAAAAGTTTGAACACATGGTTAAAGCCATGGGTAATCCTGTTGCCTCTACATTTACATCAAGAATCTATGCAGAATTTCGACGTAAACGCATGGCTGGTGAAGTTATCTTTGTTGATAGTAAATGGCAGAAAGGCGCTCCAAGTATTGCCACATTAAATTCTGAATTGGCTCGTTTTAAAGCGGTATTTGAAAAGCTTAAAGAACTGGGCGAATGGAAAGGCCCAAACCCTTTAGAAAGTATTAAGCCATTTCGTGATCACGAAAGACCAATGAGTTTTTTAGCAAAAGAAGAGATCGCCCTACTTCTTGAAAAAGTATCTGAACACAAACGCCAAGATATGCAGAAGATAGTGAAGGTGTGTTTATCTACTGGTGCGCGTTGGAATGAAGCAGCACAATTAACTGGTAATCAACTATCTAAATTTAAAATCACTTATACAAATACAAAGAATAAAAAAATTCGCTCTGTACCTATCAGTGAAGAACTGTATAACGAAATCTATAAACCAACATCAGGAAAACTGTTTGAAGAGTGTTATACCCCTTTTTGCTACATCTTAAAGCATAAGATAGGTATTGATTTGCCAGCAGGCCAAGCTTCTCATGTATTACGCCATTCTTTTGCAAGCCACTTTATGATGAACGGTGGAAACATATTAGTTTTACGTGACATTCTTGGTCATGCCGACATCCAAATGACGATGCGTTATGCTCATTTTGCACCTGATCACCTCACTGAAGCGATAGCAAAGAACCCTATCTCAAATTTATAGTTTATTCATTTTTCTGATTAAAGAGTGCATATTCACTTTTAACTAGAAAATTAAAACAAAATAACTGTCGCCACTTTGCCGCCACTTGCCAATTTTAAATACAAAAAAAGGGCCGCAAACTGCGGCCCTAACTTATTCGTTATTTCAGAAAAAGTGAGTTATCACTCTTTACCAAATACGTTGTTCTCTTGCTCTTGTACTCGGATGAAAGTAGTACGCTTAGTTAGCTCTTTAAGCTGCGCTGCGCCTACGTATGTACAAGTTGAACGTACACCACCAAGGATGTCAGAAATCGTGTTATGAACAGAACCACGGAATGGTAATAGAACGGTTTTACCTTCAGCAGCACGGTACTTAGCCACACCACCAGAGTGTTTGTCCATCGCACTTTGTGAAGACATTCCGTAGAATTTCATGAATTGCTTACCGTCTTGCTCAATAACTTCACCGCCCGACTCTTCGTGACCAGCTAGCATACCACCAAGCATTACGAAATCAGCACCGCCGCCGAACGCTTTAGAAACATCACCAGCACATGAACAACCGCCATCACCGATGATACGACCACCAAGACCGTGAGCAGCATCAGCACATTCGATAATTGCAGAAAGTTGTGGGTAACCAACACCTGTTTTAACACGTGTAGTACATACTGAACCTGGGCCAATACCTACCTTAACAATATCCGCACCAGCAAGAATAAGCTCTTCAACCATATCACCAGTAACAACGTTACCTGCAGAAATCACTTTATCGGGGAATTCAGCACGTACTTTTTCAACATACTGTACTAAATGCTCAGAGTAACCGTTTGCTATATCAATACAAATAAAGATCAAGTCATCCGTCAATGCCATGATGTCTTTAGTTTTTTGGAAATCAGCTTCTGAAGTACCAGTAGAAACCATTGCGTTTTTAAGAACAGATGCATCGTTCTCTTTAATAAACTCAGCCCAATCAGCAACAGTATAGTGCTTATGTACAGCAGTCATTACACCATGCTCAGATAATGCTTTCGCCATTGCAAAGCTACCTACAGAATCCATGTTAGCTGCAATTACAGGTGTACCAGACCATTGACGTCCGCTATGTTTGAATGTAAAATCGCGGGTTAATTCAACCTGAGAGCGACTTTTCAGCGTTGAACGCTTAGGACGAAACAGTACATCTTTGAAGCCTAACTTTAATTCTTGTTCGATACGCAT